CTGTTAAGTGCAAAAAAATGTAAGGTTTGTGGCTCTGAATTTATAAGCGATAGCGAAACGGGGCTTTACACAATGCGTACGCGGGGCGAGATCCTAAAGGCCAAGATAGACGCCGAGACATACACTTATGAAGTGGCTCGGGTAACATTCGAGAAGGCATATAGCAAGAAAGATCAAACAGAAATGATAAAGCTGTCATTTATTGATGAATCTGGGTTGATTATGCACAATCATTATATGTGCTTGAGTCACACTGGCTATGCAAGACATAAAAGTGTAGGTCACTTGGTTAAGATGATGCGTAATCCAGAGGATTTCCCATTAATTGCTTCTGCACCTGGCGGCGTTAATACTGAAAATGTATTACTACTGTTTCAAAATGCTTATGATAAGTACTTCAAGGAGTTTGACACGATAACACTTGCACCGAATGGTAAATATAAGGAGTTAAAAAATTGGACATTCTCGAAGAACTTAGGCAGCTCCAACAGCTCACCAAGCCACCAAATCGCGACACAACAGGCGACAGCTACATTAGCGACGCAGTAACCTATACGGCATTATATAAGGCTGGATGTGATGAAAGCGTTATTACAGACGTATTGCTAGAGCCTGTAGAAAAAAGGGGAGAGTGGCTTGCGTATTTTGAAAATTTAGGGGTTAAAAAATGATTAGTGACCAAGTTTTTAAAGGTGCTTTAGAAGTTGCACTAAAAGCACAAGGTTTAAAAATAGCCGATAGAAAGCGCGTAATTGCCTATGCTATTAATGAGCCAATGGAAAAGAGAAATATCATGCTGGATAATGCGGAACAAGTAGCAAGAGAACACCAAGCCGCAAAAAAATCATCAAAAAAAGTACGCTCAGAATTTGAGGAGCAAGCGGCTCTAGTACACTGGTTCAGAAAGACTTATCCAGATATATGGATATACGCAAATCGAAATGGCGGATCGAGAACGCCGAGAGAAAAAGTAGATCAGATCAGGGAAGGCGTTTTAGCGGGTGTAGCCGACTTGTTTGCGCCAGGCTTTATGTTATACATTGAAATGAAAAGAACTAAAGGAGGAGTGACTAGTGACGCTCAGATTGCATTTAAGGAGCATGTTGAGTCGTTTGGGTATAGCTGGATATTGGCAGAGGGTTTTGAGGATGCTAAAGAAAAAATATTAGTTTTTGTCGAAAAAAGAATAAATAAAACGTGACATTTGTATTTTTATGTTTATAATTAGCAGCAACTTAACAGGAGAGAGAAATGAAAAATAATAGAAAAAAATATTTATTAATCGCGGCATTAAAAACATTAAGGGATGAAATAGAAAACAAATCATACATGGACGCATTAGAATCAATAGATGAAATATTAGAAATAGTTGAATCTATTGAGAGCATAATTTAATAAGTTAAATTCAATTTGAGAGATAAAAATGAAAAAAATAGCAATTTTAACAATAGCACTAATTTTTTCAGGATGTTCTGCATCGAGAGTTGATGATATAAAACAACATGCTGAAGAAACTTGGAATAAAAACGGGTTTAAAGTAATTGGTTACGAGGGTTATGAATTTGGTTTTTTTGGTACATTTGGCGGGAAAGTTTGGTATATCGTAGAAAAAGACAGTACTATTTTTCATGGTGCACTTACAAAATGGGGCGATGAATATCACACTTATGACCTTTCTGCCATTAACGCGATAAAGGCAAATTAAAATGAAAAATTCAGATTACACGATAGCAGACCGCATAGCGGAAATAGAGCAAAGCATAATCGACGATACGGTAATGTTTGACGGAGACAAAGGGATAGAAGCATTCCTTGCCTTCATTACCAGCGAAGAAATAACAGGCGACGAAGCCAAAGTACTAAACGATGTTATTGTAGCAGCCTTACAAGCTCCATTTGCAGACCGTCATAAATCTATTAACGCTATTATTTGCAGAAGCGTAGAGTGGCAAGCCGAAAGATTGGCTAGATTGGAGGAAGAATAATGGAATACCCAGAATTAAACCCAAACGAAAACGCATACCCTAATGAGCAAGGCGCATTCGGATTAACAAAGCGAGAACTATTTGCAGCAATGGCAATGCAAGCAAACAGGTCTAGAGCAAGCATATATAAAACTTGGAAAGACTTGGCGGAAGATGCTGTTGAAATAGCAGACGCATTAATAGAGGAACTAAACAAATGAAACTATACGACTTCACACCAGACTATATTTTCGGACGCATATTGTTAGCCATTGTAATTGGCATAACCATAGCAACAACTATTGTATTTGTTCGTACAGCTCATGCAATTGACGCCTATCCTTCGCCTGATTATATGGTGTCTGAAGATATGGCTAGGTTTATGGATAATGAAGGTTCTGGACAATTATTTGAATAATGGGATTTGCATTAATGAACACAATAAATATAAACGATTTCTTTGATCCTTATGAGATGCGTGATTATTTGTCATCACCATTCAACCTTAATGGGCGAACAATTGCATCAAATGGATATCTAATTATTTCTTTTCCACAGTTTGGCGAGTTTCCTGAATGGGACAAATCCCATTATGTTGATATGGGAAAGATAACATCACAGATTTACATTGATCGCGACTTTAAGCCAATGCCGGATAATTTAAAGTTCCCCGATCTTGTCCAGTGTGGAGTTTGCGCAGGGACTGGGAAAGCCTCTGTTGTTAAGTGCCAAGAATGTGATGGTGAAGGAGAGGTGGAGCTTGAAAATGACTTTCATATCTATGAATTCGAATGCAAGTCATGCGACGGTGATGGGGAAATTATCACTAAAGGCGGCAATGACGAATGCGAGAACTGCTCTGGTTCTGGATCTGCTTATCTAATTACCGATTATGTTGATGTTATGGGAGTCTATGTAAGACCTCAGTATCTTAATTTAATTACCAATGTGACTGGGATTGAGGTTTTCCCAGATAAAGAAGATAGAAAGTTATTTTTCAAGTGCGGCGATATTCGCGGGTTGATTATGGGAATGATTATATGAAAAACTACACCCCAACAAAGCACAATGGCTCATTACAACCAGTCAATAACAGAAAGAAAGTAGTCTACAGAACAACGCACGACAACGGACGGCTAAGCCATATTCATGCTCCTATTATGGCTGAATATTTGAACTGGGGAAGGAATTTAACGATTGGAAGAATATATGATTTTCAAGTGGTGGGGAAATGAGCGAATTCGTAACCTACAAACAAGCAATGCAACTATTAAAATCAGACGCATCAAACATGCACAAGACATTGAAGAAACACGGAATTGTTAGGGTTGACGCGGGGATACAAGGCGATAAAGCCTATTATCTAAAAGATGAAGTTGTTAAACTTGCTGAAGAAATAGCACGAAGGCGCATTCCTAAGCAGCCTGATGAATGGGATACGCAACAAATTGCAGATCATTTTAAGATGCATAAAACGACTGCTGTAAAGCTGGTAAAACAACCGGGATTCCCATCAGTAAAGCGTCGTTATATAAAAGGAATTGCAACTAACGCAACACGTGTTTGGGACGCTAATGAAATAAAACTAACCAGAAAAGAGGATTTTAGGAATTATAATTCACCGCGAAGTGAACGAAAACACCCAAAAGTAACAAAACAACAGCCAATCACAAAAATGATGGATTTAGAAAAGCAATTTTTAAGGGGGTTTAGGTTATGAGTAAAAACCAATTAACCGCACAAAAGAAATTCAACCTAGAGGAATTAATATGGCTTAGAGACCAGTACAATGCAGGAGTAAACTCGAAACACCGTGAGCATTCAGCTAATAAAGTAATGGCTATGGTGGATGATTTAATTGAAACTTTAAAAAAGGGTACAAAATGAGAAAAGTATTAGCATTAATTTTATTGGCATTATCATTTAACGCATTTGCTATTGACATGACCATGCCCGCCGGGCCTCATACACGCTCTTTGCGGTTCGTGGCAAAAGCATTAATAATGCCACATAGCGAGGAAAGGATAGATATTCCTGTCGTCCCTTTCGAGGGTATGACTGTATGGGAGTCTTACAAGGTATGTTTAACTACAACGGAACCAGGCGAACACATAACAGGTGTTTCGTGGCTTAAAAATATGGATACAGCTGAATATTATAATCATTCAATTGTCCATTCATGGAGCGGAGATCAGTGTACAGAATTAGAAACATGGGCTAACCCTATCCATATTCAGCATAATCTAAGAACCTCAATACAATGTACTAATCACGATTCTGTTCAAAGAGAATGTAAAGTTAGCGTTTATCTAATCGGAAAGTAAGTTACTTTAAATTAAACATTCCTTTCATAGTGATTACCATCGGGGCGGTTAAAATCGCCGCCCCATCTATTCAAAACATTCAGTTTTTTCCAGTAAGCCCCAAGTAATTTGTGACTTTCTGAATCCTGCCTCCATTCACCATGTACAAACAGGTTAAAATCAATCGCTAAGCGCTGTGTGTGCAATGATTTTGCAATACCTGACCCTTTCTTAGCGTTAAGCGCTGCTTGCTCTTTAGTGCGGTATAGTTCGCCGCCTGTTAGTTCATAGCCAATTGAATCGGCATATTGAATCAACTTTGCTACGTCTTTTATAAATTCCCATTGTTGATCTTGTAGTTTCATTATTTAACTTTAACTCTTTTCCGTTGAAAATAAAAATTAGTGGCAAATGTAAGCATACCCAAGATAGATCCTATAGCCCCAGCATGGGTGTCTAGTACTGTTACAAAATTAACCATATTACCCAATATTAATCCGCCGCTAATGTAATAGGTAATCCCTGATAGTGCCCTTATGAAGTGCTCATTAGTCTCGAACATGAATGCCACAATTCCCCTTGATAAATTTAAGTAAAGTATTTTTTTCTATTGCTGCGAGGTCTGCTCGATGTAATTCCGCAAGAATGTCGTATCTGTTGGCTTCATGTTCTGTATTGACAGGGGGATTATCAATTTTTGGCATGGCGTTAGCGCCACGGGCTTTATGGATGGATTGCACCCTATCATAATAAGCGTTAATGGTATTAATAGAACTTTCATTGGCTTTGTCCAATTCGTTGTTGTTTTCTATTGCTTCTTTCTGCGCTTCATTGACTATGCGTGTGGCTTCCTGCATAGCGGAGCGTCCTTGTTCATTCGCTTTTTCTATGGCATTTTTAAGCGCGAATATTTCCGCATTATCAATTGAGTGAGCGGTATAGAAACCGCTCACAAATGATGCTATCACAATGGCTATTATACCATATAGCATTAGTCATGCACCGCTAAGCCTAAACCGCCTGCGATAGTACCTGTCATGGCAATGGCTGCAAATGCATCATCCCTATCCCCTAAGATTAAAAATATTAATGCAACTGCTCCACCAAACACCCATACTGCTCCACGTCGTGTTGATTGCTGATCCCAATTAATTCCCACTTTCATAACTCACCATTCTATTAATACCATACCATTTGATCCTGCTCCGCCAGTGCCGCCTCCTTTTGGAACCTCAAGTGAAACGCCGCCACCTGCGCCGCCTGATCCATATGATTGCCCGTTAGACCCATTAAAAGTGGTACCTGATGAAATGTTGCGCTTACCGCGACCACCTGAACCAAACATTGTTGAGCCGCCATCTCCGCTGAAATAAGTAATATTATCCGATGCTGCACCATTGCTGCCATAGCTGCCATATCCTCCTTGCTGACCGTCAATCAATGCGCCAAAGGTTCCACCAGAACCTCCAAGCCCTCCCAACCCTGAGCCAACACCGAATGACGCACTCCATGTGCCACCTGTCCCACCTAAGCCATGAGCGAGAGTTAAATAAGTACCTATAATAGTATCTGTACCAATCGCTCCATTAACGGCGTCATCATTACCAGCGGTTCCTCCTGCGCCACCTGCTCCACCTAGACCAATAGTAATAGGTATTACTTGTCCAGGAACAACGATAACTCCCTTTTTAAATACTGCTTGACCGGAACCGCCGCCGCCACCTGATTGCCCTATACTGTTCGCGGCATTATTAGATCCGCCTCCACCGCCGCCACCCCCACCAGCTACTCCGCTAATCCATAATCTAGTTACCCCAGCTGGTACAGTGAAAGACCCATCGGCAGTAAAGCGATCCTGACCTTTAGCGGCAGGCGTTAAAAACCCGCTGATCCCATCGCCTGTCCATATCGTCACATCAGTTGCGGTTTTTAGGATAAAACGATATACAATAGCTTCATCTAGCCATATAGATGCCTCGCCGCGAGCGTCAAGAATGACGGGATTAGTATTATTTACATCACCAACGGATGTTGTTTTTGTGAATGTAGGGGTTAGTGTTCCGGTTAAATAGGTGTAAACGCGTCCTCCTACAAGTGGGTTGCCATTTTGGTCGAAGAACTGCATTTTGGGTGGTGGTGTCAATGTTGCCATGATACAATGCCTTATGGATATGATAGATTTTATGATTTTAAAAATATGCGTCGTTAGTGCGCTTGCTTTCATTGCTGGATTGCTCGGCTACCTTGAATAATAGCGGAACGACCAATAGGAGAACTTAACAAATTATTTTGAACACCTGCACCACCTTGTTTAAGCATTGCATTTCTTAACGTGTTGCTGCTTAATGCCATATTTGCGCCTTTAGCAAGGCCAATAGCCCAAAGATAAGCTGGCAATTGACCAGCCGCAGCCGCAACAGGAGCCAAAGCACCCAGCGTAACTCGTTGAGCTGCACCATGTGGTGATTCTCTAGTCCTACCAAATTGAGCGGCAATATCAACTAAATCCCTTAATTGTGGATCTCTAACGTTTCTCATATTAGCCAAACGCCCCATTGATATTTCACCTTCTGCGCCTGCTGGGGCGAGTTTATCAAGTGTAAGCATGTTGCCGTATTGCTGTCTTACTTTCGCAAAGCCAGCGGCTTCCTCTGCTGGCATTGAGCGATTAAGAGCTTCCATTAATGACCGTCTTAATTCGTCGGCATAATACGCAACAGGACTATTTTGCTTTCCTATCCTGTCTAATGTCTTTTTAATGTTATAAGCCGCCTGACCGTCAATAACGCCATTCTGAGCCTTGTTTATAATCTCATCTATCTGGTTGCTTATTATCTTTGCTTGGCCTGTTTCTAGTTCTTTCCCTGCAATATCGGAATGATTAACCAAATCCTGCAAGAAAACATCATCAACATTAACCGTATTGTTTTTCAACACATCATCAAATTTACTTCCCAAATCAACACGCGCTTTTCGTAGAGCATCAGTAATATTAGACGAGTCTTGACCTATAGTCTTTGACACGGCCTTATTGATCTGCGAATACATCTTTTCTTCGGTCGTTGCTCTGCCGCTGAATGGAACGTAATTTAATGATGCTGATAAGGCGTTAAGTGTTTTGCTATCAACTATCCGATCCGCTGGAATGTCAATGCCGTATTGGTGCGCTTTACCTGCTAATGCTGCCACTTCTGGTGTGGCCTTTTGCATAATTGCAGAACCTAATTTACCCGCTCCTTTTACTGCTATGGGAAACGCTGCGCCTAATACTGCTCCTGATGCTGTATCTTCAGGATTAACCATGCCAGTCATAGCTCCGCCTGAAAGAGCGCCGCCAGCCGCTCTTGTGCCTAATCTTGCAAGCGCGTTGCCACCTTGTTGAGCGAGTTTAAATCCTCCTGATTCAACGGCTGACGCTAATTGTGGTGCAAACTTTAATCCTTTTGCTATCGCTCCACCAGCACCAGCCGTACCCGCTATCTCTGCGCCTAATTGACCGCCTTTAAACGCCATAGATTCAGGTTGTGCGCCCATCTCACGCAATCCAGATTCAATAGCGGCACGACGATCTGTAGGAAATAGGGATTGATTCTCTATCCCAGCTTTTTTTGCAGCCCAATCAATAGGCGATAGGATAGTCGCTCCTATCTGAGCGGCTCCTGACAATGCGCCTGCGCCTAAGTTTTTTAAGTCTTGTTTGTAGTCGTAGCCTATTTCTCCGCGTGGTTGTTCAACGGATTGTACTTGCTCTTTCTGAGCTTTCCATTCCGCATAACTTAGCTTGCCTTGTGGTATATTCGAAGCAGCTTCGCTTTGAATGGCTTCTAAAGCTGCTCTATCTTCAGGTGAAGCATCAGGACTAATATCGACACTGACATTTTCTGGTTTAGCGGCTTTTAATGCTTTCCATTCTGCATAACTTAATTTAGCAGCCATTATTCGCCCCTTAAATATTTTTGATACTCAGGGTCATTTGCGCCTTCATCTTCTTGATTTAATGGCTTAGAACTTAAACCTTTTTGAACTCTTTTTTTTCTGTCCTCAAGAAGCTTAATGCCTTTGTCTAGCATTTCCTTATTTATCTCTTTTCCAGTTGTAAGGCTTGACTGGGTATCTTTAACCCATTGCCCTTCCTTCTCTGACATTGCCCCAAAGGTAACGCCACCAGCCTTAAACGCTCCAATCGCTTTAACTGCTAATTCGTTATATCCTTTCTCTAGCCGCTGAAGATTTTCTCCACCACTAATATAGTTAGGCAATCCTTTTCTAATTGCAGCAATAGGAGCGGAACCTGCAACTGGGCCAGTTGTTGTTTTCTCTTGAATATCTTTCAAGCTTTTAAAATCAGATATTGTATCGTCAATATTAGCAAGAGCTTCTTCTGCTTTTAATGCTTTTTCTTCTTGTTTTACGCCTAGCTGATATTGTTGAAATTCGCTCATAGGTTTAGGCTGACCGGCTTCATATTCTTTTCTTTGCACTTCGTGTTGCTGCCTTTGCTCTGCCTGTTGCCCTAACCCTAATTGCGCTTGCTGGTAAGTTGCTGTTTGCGCTAATTGCTGTTGCCTTTGTGCTTGGTCGATTGCTCTCATTTGCTGATAGGCTTGATCTTTTACAGTCATGCCTTTTTTGATGATAAATTGCAATTCTTGTGGATTGAACACTTTAGGTACATTCTGTATATGTTCCGGCCCTACTTCCTGCGCTAATTGCGCCAAGTTTGCATCATGGCTTTCTTGGTCGTGGCTAGATGATAATACTTGTGCTGTGTATTCGATGCGTTTTGCGTGGCCTTCAAGCTCAGCTTTCTTAGCTTCTAAATCTGCTTTTTGCTGTGCTGCCATCTGTCCTTGTATTTTCATAGCTGGCTCATACATGCCTTGGGCTTTCAATGCTTCCTGTAGTTTGCCCATATCGCCACCAGACATTCGATAAGCTTCACGCAAAGCGTTCTGGTTCCCCATTTCTTGCTCTGCTTGCTGCATTCTAAGCGCGTTCATTTGTTGCTCTTGCTGTGCCGCTTGCGTAGCTAAAGCATTGCGCCGACCTTCTTGAAAAGAGCCGCCTATTTTTGCAGGCATATCTGCTATTAATCCCCATTGAACAGGCATATTAATATCTCCCGCCAAATAATCCACCAAACGCATTACCAATGCCTTGATACATAGATCCACGCGCATTAGCGCCTGCTAATAAAGCATTGGCTTGATTTTCACCTGCGCCAACGGAAAGATTTCCCATATTTTGACCGTATTGCTGTCCAGATTGGCCTAGTTGTTGTGCTGTTTGTTGCCCCATACCTGACAGTGAGGCTAAACGGTTATATTGATTGGTTTGTCCTATTTGGAATCGGTTAAAAGCGTTACCGTATTCTTGACTGGCTAAGTCTTGACCATATCGTTCTATCCCTTTTAGAGCTGCACCAGATAGTAATCCACCTCGTGAACTAGCAGACCTATCAAGAGATTTAATGCCTTCTTTTAATCTGAATTTATAGCTTGGATCTGCTTCAAAATCAGCCATGCTGAACTTGCGCATAAGATCCCCGCCTTGCAATCCTCCCGCCCCCGTTTTTGCTTGATAGGCTGCGCGTTGCTCAGGGGTCATTGCCGCAAGGTTCTTTGCTTCTTGAGCCTTCCCTGCTAATTGGTTTTTATTGAACTGCGCTTGTCCTGCGGCTGCGTTTATATCCCATTGTCTCGCCCCTTCTGGATCAGTCGGCCTTTCTCCCATTACTGCAACGGGATCAAACTCCTGCTGCATAGAACCGTATGCGCTAGTGGGTAAATTACCCCCCAATCCTAAACCATACATCAAGGCATTAAGACCAGTTCCACCTGCTTTTAGCCAAGGGGCCATTTGACGTTGCTGATATTGCCACATTTCACGCTGTAGAGCTGTCGCTTCATCATATCCTCTAGCATGGGCTTCTCCGGCTTTTTTGGCTCCTTTAGAAGCCATTAACCCACCAGCTACCGCTCCCGCTGCTGATATACCTGCTGCTGCTATTCCAAAAGGCATTTTAATTGCTCCTAATCATGTTTAATACAGACGATCATTGTAATACGATCTTGATCGCTATCATTCGTTACCCAATGCTTAAAAGAATTATCGAACCAATACACGTCGCCAGGAAAGGTAACTAATGATTCATCTTCAAAGTGGAATGCTTGTTTTATATTGCCTTGTAGCTGGATTGCGTATTTATGATAATACTTTGCATGCCATCCGGTATCTTCATGGGGCTTGCATATCTGTCCTGGCTTAATACGCGTGATTAATATACCGCCAAGCCTCTCGCCTTTAACTGCTGCCATTAATGGGTAAACCAAGTCTTTTACTGGCAATACATCAGTGCACGGATACCAAACAGAATCATGCTCACTAATAAAATCAGCATGATTGTCGTTATAATTTTTAATGTCATTAAACCGAACCCATATATCATCTAATTCATAATGCGGAGAAGTTTCATTCTCTGTTCTCATTGTATGTTCATTCCAAAACTGCGGGTTACGCTGTAATGCTGCCACCAATGGAACGACATTAATGCCATTGGCTATTAATTTAATTTTAGACATAAGAGCAAGACGTGGTAATATTCATTAGCTTTAATTGTTCGTGTCTTTCTTGATTAAAAGGAAAGTCGGGTTTTAAATATTCCCAAATATCACGCGCTTTTTCGGTATCAAAAAGATCATTTATATTAACACGAGTACCGCGTAAAGAATTAAATAATTCAAGGTTACAACCTGTAAAAGCCGGATATCCATTAGATACGCACCAATCTTGGATATGCCCTATATTACCATCAATAATAACCCATCTTTTTATGTTTTCATAGATAAACTCAGGATATAACCATAGAGCGGTACACGATACGCCGCCTTCATGTTCACTTAATTCTTCAAAGCTCATAGTCGCTAACGGGTCATGCTTACAATCAAGCCAAACAGAAGACCATGCTGTTCCAGATCGTGGCAATGCTATTATTGCAAAATCAATCACAATGCCACCTCTCTTCCGCTAACCCTAAACGATAATGCTGATGCTGTATCAGAAAAAGCTTGAATAGAATCGCCCGTATTTAATACATGCCCTTCAATAGCTGAAAATTCATAGGTTTCTCCTGGCGCTATAGTTAATGCTTTTATTATTCTATGCGTACCCGAAAGAGCAATTCCAAATGGCACAAGATATATCGTTATTGCAGCGTAAAAAGTCGTTACATTAACGACAGTAACCTTATCAATAATTGTCAATCCCTTATTAACCGTATAATAAATGGCATTGCTGACAGTCAATGCGGTAGGCTCAATAATACATTTTGGAGTAACTGCCATAATTTATCTCGGTATAATTAATAATGTAGGAGCGACAGTATATACAATCCCTATCCAATCGTAAGGAGAAAGCCTACACATACCCCTAATAGAAACACCATAGAAAGTTATTCCGTCCCTTGAGTATTGTACGTCAGATATAGTGCCACCTTGAACAATGGCGTCCATTTCATCACCTGTATTGTTCATATAATAAAATGGACTAGCTCCCACTGTTATTGGTACTGGAAGAACCTTATGTCTGCTTTTTTTCGCTTCTATCGCTATGGGTGCTGATTGAACATCGACAAGCCCTACATTATTGGATCCGCTACCTGTTAGCGTATATAAGCTAGTGAGAAAACGATACCACTCGCGAGAAACTAAACCAGTTCTAGTATCTATTATGCCGACTTGTGAGCTTGGTATCCTGTCCATTTATACGTCTATGCTCCTGTTGGTGATATTTGAAGATCTGCGCCCAATATTGATATTTTTATAGGGTCAGTTCCTGAAATTTCATAAACTCGGTCTCTTAGCTTCATCGTCATGCCTAATTTACGCCATATAACCCGCTGACCATATGCGCCACCCTGTCCCATTGAACGAGTGTGGTAATTGCTCCATGTATGGCCTCCATCATCCGACCATCTAAGTGCAACTTGTGGGTCTGTTCCTTGTCCTTGCGCTAATCCAACACCAGTTTCACAATCAAGTTGTAATGCATGGTGTATGGTTCTTTTAAGCGTATTTTGACCTGTACCTAGCGCTCTCCATGACCGTATCCACTTTTGTTCGCCTATGTAATCATCATAAACATTCAAATCGAATGCGTATAAATTTCCATTGTCATAATCGCCCACCACGATTTCATCATTAGCATACATTTGACAACTTGAACGATGCCTCAACAGCTCACCCCCCTGAAATGACGCGCGTTCATGCCAAAGGCTTGTAGCGGTATCATAAACCCAAGTTTTATTTGCTGTAGGGAAATTTAGAACATAAAAAATATGTCCTTCTTGCTGATAACTATAAGCTTGTGCGTCAGCCATTGTTTCATAGCTTTGAATGGCATACTCAAGCGCGTGATTAGAAACGCGAACTGGCGTATAACCATTTGAACGATAGACAATACCATCACCACGAGGATCGGAACCAAGCCAGAACAAAGAATTATCGACTTTAGCAATTGAACGATGAGCTTCAAGGCCGGTTTCAATATAGGCTCCTTGGATGGGTGATAAAGGATAGTCTACTCCTCCTGAGTTGTACCAAATCTCAATCGTTTTTGCGCCAAAAACCCATATTTCCTTGTGGTCTTCAATGACTGCTTTGACATTATCAGTAGAAGCCTCAGCGCTGGCAAAATCTAATGGGTCGGTAATAGTTCCGTCTAATAACTTAGTCACCCATATTTTTTGTGAATTAGGCTGGTTATAGACAAAATATCCGCCTATATAAGTAACTGTTTTAGCCCCAGGGAAAAAGGTTCCTCCCGTGGAGTCTCCAAGTTCAACAAATGCGCCTGTATTGATGTTATAAACAAATGCACTTGGGTTACAAGCAATGAATATCTGTATCCCATTGTCAGACATTGAAATAACATCTGTTCCGCTTGACACAGTGCCTAATTCAGTAGCTACCCAAAACTTATCTACCTTATAAAATTTATTGGCAGATACGACATAAGAGAACGCTCCTAATACCCAACACCCTCTTATGGGGCCTGTGCCAACGGTGGCAAGAAAGCGCAAGCCTGGCGTTCTGTTTAAATAGCCATGTTCTTTCCCCCCTTCGCTAACCACCTCAGGGAATAGGTTAACCATGCGGTTATCGGCTTCGTTAAATGTTCTTGCTGCGTAGGCTCCGCCTAGAATGTTTGTTTTCATTTCTTCTTCCCTATCATGCTATTCAAAGCAACAGACTTAGCCCACTCAAGCATCTTTGCCTTGTCCTTAAAATCATCATTACTAGGTACTATCTTTTCCATGTTATCGGCAAAGGCTTTGCTGAATTTCTTTGCATTAGGGTAATTCTCCTGCAATCGCTCATAATCACCAACACACCCACGGCAAGCATCACGAAGCCTGTTCTTAGACTTGTTATAAATCATTGACAGTTCGTTATCTGCCATTAATAATTTCCGTATACATATTAAATAACATCTGATATAATTGTATCATAAACAAATCAGGAGATGATTATGGAAATTACGCAAGAAATTCTTAGAGAAATGTTCTCTTATTGCGAAAAAACAGGACTTTTTACTTGGAAAATTAAGCCTTCTAAAGCCGTAAAAATCGGAGATATAGCCGGTTGCGTTGAAAAACGTATTGGATACAATACAATTGGCATAAAAGGGAAAGTATACAAATCTCATAGACTTATTTGGCTTTATATTTATGGAGAATGGCCATATGGACAAATAGATCATATTAATGGTAATAAATCCGATAATAGAATATGTAATCTTAGAGATGTTTCTCAAAATGGAAATGCACAAAATATAAAAAAACCAAATGCAAGAAATAAATCCGGTTATCTTGGGGTCATAAGATTTCAAAACAAATGGAGAGCAAGCATAACTATAAACAGCAAAACAAAATGGATAGGAGACTATGAATGTCCTGAAGAAGCGCATCAAGCTTATCTTGCTGAAAAAAGGAAAATTCATAGCACATGTACCATATAAGTCATTGATTTAATTAAAAATTACCTGAATACACGTTAAAACGTTGCCTCGTCCCAACAATCGTATATGGAATGCTCATCACATCTTGAGGGTTATTAATGCGCTTAAGGTTGCGCTTTGAAATAGCGGCTATTCTAGCGACTGTTGGAGAAGGTTCTATGCCAAATTCAGGGCATATTTCACAAGCTAGATTATATTTAAACGCTCGCATATAGCCATGCGGAAAGACAAGATCAGTGGTTAATAATGCGGCTTGTGTTAATTCGGCTACGCTGATAAAGTGAAATTCTAAGGCTCGTGTCGGTACTGGATAAATTGATAGCGACACGTTCGGCATTTCATAATTGACGAACATGATCTGTGGATAGGTAGATGTTACCGTCTTGACTGCTATGCCGTCATACTGCTGTTGATTAATGAATTTTATGCCGTAGCTTATTCCGGTCGTAGGATCGCGAAAGTATGACGAATCATCTAGTTCTATCGGTCTATTGCCAACCAGCGTACCAGTAGGGCCTAATGTTTGTGATATTGTGCTTGCGGGCCATGTAAGAACTTGATCTTGCGTGGCGAATATAGATAGCCTTTCTGTAGACCATGAATCCAGCATCTGATTAAGCGCGGATAGACCTGCATTGGCTATTTCTGCCGATGGTGTTTCGCCGTCTGCCAACATACCGATAAGCCGCAATGATTCATTTATTTTATCGCCTGCTGTGCTCATAACTCGATAGCCTTAAAGTTAGGGATCATTTGCGCGGCCTTCCACGTTTTAGTTGATTGACAATAACATCATCATCTTTTTTGTTTGGTTCGTACTCATGCCATCCATTCTTTATATCAGCTTGAGCTTCCGCTTCTGATATGGCTATTTTGGTTCCGTGTACTGCGTGTTTTAGATAGATAACCATATTATTTTTTAGGTAGCAATAAAAAGTCTTTCCGTCCATAATCTTTGTCGATAGCAAAGGCGTTAACATCATCAACTCTTATATCAATACAAACTCTACCATGAACAGTATCAAGTATTAATCGTCCGACCCCATCAAATTTATAATGCTCAACGCCTTCGTCATTATCTTCGTCTTTTATTGCTATCATAAATAAATCCTCCACCCATATTTTACACGAATGGAGGAAATAAAACTATTACTTAATCCAAGTATAGTGAAATGCAACAGTGCCGTTTAAAGCGGTTGTAGCGTTTACACCGTTACGCAAGGTTACTGTAATGGTGTTGGTTGTAGCAATAGCGGATTGAACATATACAGCAACAGTATTTGTACCACCTGCTGGTGTAGCATGAATAATATCACCAGCCGCAACACCTGTCAGCGTTAATACTACTGCTGTTGTTGCATTAGCCGCCGTGGTCAATGCTCCTGTGGTGATTGTTCCGGCCGCTTTTGTAACAGTAGCGGTTTGGGTTGTATCGTTACCTGTTGCCGCTACTGCGGCATTATCAATGGCAATGGTTCCAGCCGTTCCAACTACTAAATTAGTTACGTTTGCAGTTGTAGCGGTTAAGGCGGTAAAAGTTTGGCTTGTTACAGTACCAGACACTACTCCGCTAATTGTTGGAGTGGTAATAATAGGACTGGTATAAGTTCCGTCAGTTACAGTTACGCCTGATGAAGTACCGCCTGTAATGGTACAGTTTAAAAGCTCTGCTCCTTCGAGGAATTGATCCCGATAAGCAATACCAATAGATTTCGTATCTCTACTCATAATAAAACCTCAAAAAAGGGGCGCAAGCGCCCCGATATAAATTAAGCCAAACGATACAAAGTCCACGCGCCTGCGCCCGTCTTTCTGAATCTCCACCAAGATGAAGATCCAACGGCCGAAGTAATGGCAGTAGTAGCAAGACCTACTAAGGTAATTCCTGCGCCTACGGCGACAGTAATAACGCCTGAAGAAGTGCCAAGGTTAACAATGTTAAGATCAAACGCGCTATCTACTTTGCAATTTGTTAGCAAAGCATCAAGAGCCACCGCTGTTGGCAAAGTATAGGTTGCCGCGCTTGTACTCGGATTGCCTACCAATAACCCGCCAGTGATTTGAGCCACCGTTAAAGTGGCTGTCGATGTCGCTGTTTGTGGTGCTGACTGATCGAAGAAAGTAACCTCTAAAAGATTACCATCGCCTAACTGATAACCGCCGCCTGTGTTTGGAAGTGCCATAATATTTATCCTAATTCGTTAAATAGTTTCTGTTTTAAAAGATATCCTTCTAACGCCCAAATTTTATTTTTTGCGTTATCTCTTGCTATCTTTCTGCCCAGTTCTTCATCAAAATTTTCTGGACTGGCACAAGCTGATTCGCCATGAACTGTAAAGCCATTTTCAAGAGTTAATAAACATGATGTAAAGGTTGTCCCTTCAAATATATGATATTGCTCACCAACAATGACCGATTCAATTCTATCAGGCGTAATGCGCGGAGCAGTTAAACCTTTATCCTTAATTTCCTTTTCAATTGATGAATCGTTCATAATTAACCCCACATCCGAACGCCAAGCTGCGGACGAATAACGGCTGCGCCATAGAGAACATCGATACGGCAAGGCATACGGTCATTGTTAATGTCATATTGACGAACAATACGCATTGAAATACCGTTATGGTTTTGGCGAGAAGCCATGTCAACACCTTGAGGAAGCAACAAGTCAGCAGTTGCAAAACTGATTGCATCTTTATGATAAACCAAGTTTTGGTTATAGCCAGTTGAAGCAGAGCCCAGCATGGTCACAACAGCGCCGGCTTGTGGGAAGCTATCAACCGTCGCCAACGCATGAGCAGCGGTGTAGATTGGAGGAGAAATGCTCAATGTTGCTGTGGCGCTTGATGATGGAACATCAGCGGTAACAACAAATTGTTGCAATGATCCAGTTGATTGACGCGTTTGTGGATTGACTGAAAACACACTTGCAATGGTAAATACATCGCCAACTTTCCAAGTTTGAGCCGCACCAGTGAAGCTGATTGGTAAAGTAGCTTGGCCTTGTGTTGCAATTGTACCTGTTGAAGTGATTGCAGTTCCCCAAGCACCAGTTGTATGAACGGGGATTGATTGGGACATGTTAATCTCATCATAACCCAATACGCCTTCGCCCATCATGCCGTTTTTGAACTGTGCGCTGATAGTTGGGTTTGGATTAAAGAAGCCTTTCATTCCTTCAACCAGACCAGCGTTAGCTGCTGGGTTTACGGTCGCATAACGAGGGTGCATAGGAGCCGCGTATTCATTTAGTTTTTGCTGCGCTTGCAACAGCACTAAAGAAGTAGCAGGCGTAGTGCCTGGTGTGCCTACGGAGCTGAATAAGCCCTTATATGCGGTAGCAGCAACGTCAGCGTCAATAGATGATGCTAATTGACTGATACGAGGTTTTAGTACACGTTCTGCGAAGTCGTCCAACTGCATAGTTAATTCGGCAGTTGTAAAGTTAATGCCGATATGCTTTTGGTTTGATACCGCAAGAGTTGTGTACTGTTCTTGGTCATCTTGTACCTGTAAGGCTGCGCCATCAGTTACGAGTGCGCGATCAGGTAGTCTGATTCTCAAGGTTGAGCCGATCTTTGCGCCTTCTACTGCGAAAGAGTCATCATATTGACGGTTTACGTTTCTTGTCAATACTAGGTTATTCTCTAGTATCTCCAAGGACTTTCTTGTGATCATGTCGATCGTTAACAGGCTGTTACTCATAACTTATTGATTCCTATAGGTTTTTTATCTTCGTTTAGCTTCCCAACTTTTCATCTGCCTTTGTCTTTCTGCTTCAATCCATTCTGACGTGCTCATAGTCTTTACAGACCGTGGATCAGTGGTATCATAAGCCGGTGCATTGCTGCCCTTTGACGCAACAGGGTTAATAGGCTGTGGAGCGCGTGTTATTTGTTTAATGGCAGGTGGAGCAGCATCTAGCTTTGCTTCAATCTTGCCAATTTCTCTCGCCTGCAAGAGCGGTGAAAGTCGGGCGATGCGTTCGGCTTCTTTTGGGTTGCTTCCTAAGTGATAGGCGATGTCTGGCCCATTATCAGCCGCTTGTATGGCTTGCGCCATCGCATCTGTGACAGTAAGCCTTGGGTTATAGGCGACTTGTTCAAAGTCGTCATATTTAGCCCTGGCGTCTTCTTCACGGTCGTGATACGTTTCCAAAAGTTCCGCATTCTGCTTTGCCTGTTCACGTTGTTCGAGCATCTTTTCAGCCAAAGCCATAGCGTATTGTTCATTGTTTCGTACTGTAAAGGGTCTACCTCAGCAACAGGTGCGCGTTCTTGCGTCCTTTGGACTTGCTCACGTTCCCACTTTCTTTGTTCTCTTGCTAAGCGCTTGCTAATCGCCCTGTCAAGTTCTTCTTGACTAAAGCGCTTATCCTGTTCTTCTGTAATTTCTTCAGTAACTTGTTCATCGACAGTAGATTCAAGTTCTGGCGCGGTTTCTAATGTTTCAGCTAATACTTCTAATTCTTCTGACATTTTAATAACCCTTTAAGGTTCCTGTGTTCGTCACAGTCCGTTTAATTAATCATCACACCGCTATAATTGGCCCAAACATTGGCGCAGGCATTCCATCAGCATCATAAATAACCCCCTTTCTATAGGCTGCTTCTGCACCAACCCGATCTCCGTATGTAACAACAACAACACCTGTTACTGACGGAACAGTAATTTCAATCATTGTGGCATCACCAGCTTTTAGTGCTACATTGGTTATTGTTTTTTCAACTCCATCAAAATAAACTCTAAAATTGCTATTCGATGCTGCACCTGTTGGAGACCAGTGCTCCTCACCAGCCAAGGGTGCTACTATAGTAGAATCAAATTTTACTGTTACCGTTGTCGTAAGCTTTGTAATAGGGCTAGTAGTTAATAGTCGAGGCCCTTTACCATTTACGGCTTCACCAAGGACGAATTGCCGATAAGCGAGCGCGGCTCTCTCACCCAACTTTTTCTGCCCAGCTTGGCTTAAATGGGCATTATCAGTACCCGCATTCCGCGGCAGATCATGTGTAACAATCATATAATGATTAAGCTGCGCAATAGGGGGGAGATGCGTTACTGAAATATTGGTAAAAACTAAATCTGACGGTGCTCCAGATTTATTGAAAACAGTAATTGACGCTCCCGTCATCAGTAAATCAAACGAATGAACCCCGACGGCTTGGTTAGAATATTTAGCGGTTATATTCTCGTAAACAGTGAATAGTCCAGTTCCTGAAACCGTGATATTTAAACGATATGTATGTCCAATTTGAAGGCTCGAGCCATTATTCAGAACAAACCCAATTAATGCGCCATCAGTCGATATAGAATGCACTGAATCAATTGATGGAGTAACGCTATTGGGTGCAGTATTACCAGTAAAAGTATAGGCTAATGGATTATTACCAATAATGGTTGCTTCTGGATTACTAGCCGCATGGATAGCAAGAGAACCATAGGCATACTCCATTTTCCTCTGCTGCTCTGATGTTATCCTGTGTGCTGTAGCTGTTCCTGCGCTACTGGTATATGCAGATAATTGAGCATATAAAAATATTGCATCCGAATATCGAGCCCTAACTTCTTTCATCAAGGCAATCCATGCGTCAATATATTCTGTGCCCTGTATACCAGCTGTAAGAGATTCAGTTGTTAGTGCTGACGAGCTTTCATGACCAACCCATACGAATACTGGTGGAGTAGTTGATTTTCTGGTTTTAGCCACTCTGATATTCATGGCTCCGAAAAGTGTGGTTAGGTCTTTATCGTCAGCAGCTGGCATCCACTGTGCAATTGAAGTGCTGCCCATAGCACATGGCACAAGTAACGGCTTTATGCCTGAGTTGTACAGCAGATTTCTTGCCAATGCCAAGCCACAACCATGCTTTGGTGCGCCAGGATTACCAGTAGGAGGATAATTATCAATCCACCCTTCCGATATAACCCCCAAAGGTTCTGTGGCAACCCTAAAGTTTTCTCCTTTATCTAACATTAGAACAGACGAATGTGAATGTTCTGTATTAGCGTCAAGAACTCCGTAACCATCAGCGTTTGACTGCCCGCAAATTATAATTGCTATGTCGTAATTTACCGATGGCTCCCAAAAAACACCATTGCTTATATAGGTAATATTCCCAATCTGAACGCTTCCTATACCAAAAGACGAAGCATCAGGCAGGCTTTGTAATGAAGTATAAGTGGCGTTACTACTCCATTCTGTACCGCCTCCGATTTTAACTGGTTGACCTAGCCTACCGACTGTAATTGGTTCATTTAAATTTCCGTCGCCTGATTGATATGTCTCTGATGTAAAAGGGCCTGACATTATAAATTCCTTAACTAATTATTATGTAAACTGAAGCTGCATGGATAGCGATATAATCACTCGCTGCGGCGCAAGTAAGGCTAAAATTGCAAGTTATATCGACTGATGTATCTACAGCTAATACAGTAGAAACTCCGTTATAACCTAATACTTGACTGGATTGGCTATTTCTATTCATAATGGGGATTGGATCTGTTGCAAGATCGCTAATGGTAGACGTCGTATTAACATAGTCAAGCGGTGTTCCATTAAAATTAAACCGTGCTGTTTTAGCACCTGCGCTGTTGTTATTTGACGACAACACAGAAAACATTAGCTTGCCGTTTAGCCCTAATAGCCCACCTGGGATAGTTGAGGTAAGATCGCCTATTGTCACCTCTGCTATATTCGTATTGACAGTGCCTGTTCCTGTCTGAGAAACAGTAGAAACGCATGTAAACGTATCGGCGCCTGTGCGCTGAAAATTAGAGAACCATCCTGGTGGTATTGTCGCACCGGTGGCGGCTGTCCCCATGTTTAGGTACACATCTTTTGAGTTGTATGCTGTAACTGGTATGTTATGCCCTACTGACGTTACTGTGATTGTCGTTCCGCTTTGGCTATAGGTTGCGGCATCAGCCGTTGCTAAAGATGGTACAATCCAACCTTTAGCCTTTTGTATAATCTCTATCTCACCTGTATGCGCCCAAACAGTGCCATTACTTACAAACTCAGCGCCATATTCACCAACGTCTGATATATAGATTCGTGAGCCTACCGTATCTACTGCGGGTCTATTCGCCCAAGTAGAAGTTGGAGCTGAACCGCCACCAGAACCGGGGCCTGTTGAACTGCTTGTATAAATTGGGCCAGCCATTAGATGTAATACGCAATATTGATGATCGCCCCAGCTACAGCGGCAATGAATTTAATCCGGTGCAAGTCACCGTCATAACTAAAATCAACTCCAACTGACAGCGGCATCCCGACGGTAGTCGTAGGGTTTACTCCATCATCACGCCATCGAACAGCCTGCGCTTCAGCTACAATCATGGCAAAGTTTGCGCCTGTTGGAATGGTAAGTCCAACTGCTGTGGAAGCGTCCGTTATTTGCTGATAGCCAAGGCATGATGTGGTTTGCTTTAGTGCCATGATTGATCCTATGTTATGTTATAACATAACAATTGTTATTAAGATAAAAACTTCAGCTTATAGATAGTAGAAAGATATAGCTCTATTATACCATCAATTAAGTTTTGTAAAGCACTATCTTCTTTCTTTACTATTAAATACCTGAATTTCTCTATCTCGTCAAGCTGATTTTGTAGGAATTCAACTGGATCTGCTGTTTTCTTTATGGATTGCAAGGGTATTGAGCCAATCAAACCATGACGGCCTTGGTATGCTTCTGCAAAACCATCAGCAAGCCCCACAATATCGCTATAGAACGAACCTAAGGCCATGTGAGCGGCAAAGCTCTTAGTGCTTAGGTGCGCGCCGTGGGCGTAGTCTCTTGAAAGGAATAATAGTCCTATAAATTCTGATGCTTTCATTAATCAAAATCCCCATTAAATAATTTAAATTTAAATTGCTCTATCATCCATAAAAGCCTTTTCTTATCGGCTGTTGATGCTGCGATATATGATGTGTCATCATCTTTGTTATGCCCAATAACAATAACGGTTGATAATGCACCTTTTGCACCATCAAGAACATTATCAGGATCAATATCTAATTTAGTATAGCCGCCTAATGGAATTATATTTGTCATTTATTTATAGACGGTATTTCTTCAATCTCTAATGATTGAGTATCGAAAATAACAAATGACCTTTCTATGGTATCAGTTATAATGTCCTCTCTAATTACATCGCCTGTTTGTGGGTTTTTAAATTTAACTTTAATGGCAACATGGTCTTGATGTTTTTTGTACTTTTACTGTTGATGTCATTGTATTGCGCCTTGGTTAATTGGTTGTTGAATTTGTTCTTTCTCACCTTGTTCTAATTGCACAGGTTCTTCCTGCTCCATTGTGGCCTTACCAGCTAATAATTCTTGCATAGCCGCTAAAACCTCTTGCTTGATGTTTGGAGCTTGATCTGCTTGAAATGAAGCTAACATACTCAATCGCTGCGTTTCGGCCTGATATGCCTTAATATCGGTCTCATAATGTTTGTTCTGCATTTCTTTAGCTTCGATAGACTGATCAGCCTGTCTTAGCATCTCGTGTGTTTGGTCAAGTTCTTGACTCATTTGCTCAAGCTGCTGCTGCAATGCCACAACTTCTGACGCTGCATCATCGTCACTTAATAGCTTAGGATCAATAGTCTTTCTGAACCGCTCTGCCATTTCATCAGCACCAGGCCAGTCCATATTCTTAATAAATAAGTCGCCAGCAACAGCCCACAATTGTGGATTGCCTTGTAATAGCTGCGCCATTGCTTCGAGTGATTCTTGGCGCTTTGTCATATAGCTTGGTCCAGTGGTAACACATACGTCGTAAGTACCAATACCTAGGTTATAAATCTTCTTAACGACAGCCCCATTCTCATCCTTAATAGTATTGACTGGCTGCTCTTGATTAGGATTTACCTCTGCATTATCTGTTTCACCATCCATACCAATGATACGCGCTACGCGCTGCGTGTCATATATCTTAGGGATAAGATCAACTATTTGCCGCGTGCAATGGCGTACAGCACGAGCAAGGTTATCGACATAATGGTAAGTTCCAATGTCTGATTGGCGTTCT